GCTTCCTTCCAGCTTGGCCAATGTAACTTCGGCATGGTCGGAATTGAGCCATCCACACACACTTCGAACAGTAACATCCCTAGAAACTTCACTTCTTCACGACCTTCCTTATCGACAATGCACAGTTACAATCCCCGCCGCAGGCGGCGCGCGCCAGTACTTCGCGGCGACGCATCTCCTTGGTCAGCTTGATACCTGCCATGCCGTAGACAATGAGTTCACGCAGCGCGTTAGCGTGTTCTCTGCGGACTTCGTCCTTGCTCATAGTTCCGCTTCTCCGACGTAAACCGCGAAGGTCTGCGACACGCCGTTCACGCTTACGTCGATCGACGACACGAAAGGCATCGCGCCGCAAACATCCTCAGCGAACCGCTGCAAATCAGACAGTAGTCTAGACGTATCACATTCCATCTTCACTACGTACTCGTCAAGTGCTGGCATCTTTGTACCTCTCGAACCAAAAGATCACTGGCTGTCCCAGTGGGAGCCACTTCAGCGATGCTCGCCATGTTTCAATGTCCAAAGAACTTTTCGAATCGTTGCACTCTTTGCAGGCAGGAACGATGTTGTCCAGCGTGTGATTCTCAGGGTACTTGCACCCATGACGTCCGGAAAACGACCAGCGCACGTTACGGAAGCGCACAATCGGCTTGACGTGTTCGCGGCACCAATTACGCTTTAGCGGTTGGCCACAGTACGCGCACCTATTACCAAATTTGGCAGCTATCTTCTTCCTAGATACGATCATCCTAACGAGATTCGCCAGTTGGGGATCTTACCGTGCACACCGTAACGCAACGCGTCCAGATCGTCATCCTCAATCTTCAGTGGCTGCTCGATGCCACGTTTAGCAGCGTTAGAATCCCATGCGTAATTGGGAATTCGCTTCACGAGCTCCGGGCAACCATTCTTACTAATCATCAGCTTCCGGCGCTGCAGCAGCGTAGACACTGTATGGATGCCTTCCTTGACGGAGTTGTCGGCGTCCGTGACCCAGAAGCCACGTTGTATGAGCTCCTGCTTGAACGACGCCGCTTCGGGCGGTACAATCACCTGGAACTTATCGGCTCCGATTGCGACTAGATCGTCGGCGTATTGGCCGTCGGTCTTCATGCGCATTTCTTTGCGGCTGTCCCAACGCTGCTCGCGCACACACCATATAACGTCGCCGTCGTCGTAGAACTCTAAGTGCGACTGGACGTGATCCACGCCAGGATCGACAGCGAACCAATGGTCGACAAACCCACCCGCGTTGCGCAGAGCGATGGGCTCCGGTGGAAGCACCGTAACCACTCCGTCCTTAGTCAACACGCCGTCGAATAGGTTAGCCGTCTCGTCGTAGCTGTCCCGATAGATGCTGCCTTCAGCAACTACCCACTGCGCAAGTATGTAGCGTTGGTAGTAGACGCCGGTCTGCGAAGCGATGATGGCCAGCTTTGACTTCTCATCGATGTTGGGGTTATCGGCCAGTCCGAAGTTGATGATCTCCAGGTCGTCCTTGAACGCCGGAGAGTCGATGACCTCAGCCTTTAAATAGCAATAGGGATTCGACGTGTTGGTGGAGGCGTAGAAGCGCGCTCCAGCCGGGGACATACGAAGGAACAGCTGCGCGAGGAATGACTTTGGATACTCGACAACTTCGTCGCCAATGGCGATGCCGATTGTCATACCAAGGATTTGGCGATAAGACGCTTCGTCCTTGGCACCCATAACGAACCACTGCGTGCCGAACAGCCAGAGCTCGCCAGTGGACGAGTTGTAACTGTAGTTGTCCTTGCCTACAACGTTGAACAGATCGATGAGTACGTTGCGGTAGATCGTTTGCTTTGACGCGCCCGTCATCAGCCGCTTGGCGTTGGGCGGTATCTTATAACGGCACAATTGCACGATCGTCTTGGCGTTCAGCGTGAAGGTCTTAGAACTTCGCACTGTGCCAATAAGGATGGTGTACCGCTTGTCCTGCTCCGGCGGTCGCATGATGAAGGAATGCGACTTCTTGCCGAAGGGCTTGATGATCAGCTCGGTGTCACTCACTCGGCCCAGCCTTTAGTGCTGCAAACAAACCTTCCAGCTGCTCGTTCTTTCCACCGCCGCCGAGGTCAGGCTGGCGTCCATGCTTCTTGGGCTGTAGATGGCCCAATGTCCACTGTAACCCGGCGAATGCGAGCTTGGCTCTCTCGACGTTGTCGACGATGCGACTCTCTACTAGATCCTCAACGTCGCCGTCCCGAGTAACGACTTGCTTATGGGTGACGATGGAGTAGCTTGTAGGACGTTGAGTTATTGCCCTTGCGTCGTCTTCGAAAAGTGGTACAAGAAACTCTTTCGCGCGCGCATGGATTTTCGAGAAGGAGTGTTCTTTATCTGCAAGCCACTTCACGAGTTGATACAGACTCGGGTTTCCTTCGATGGCTGCTAATTCACGTAACGTGCTGCCAGTAGCGATCAGCGCAAAGAGTTGCTCGCCGAGCTCGTCTGTCCATGGAAATTCTGGATTCGGTGGTCGACCAACCTTCCGCTCTGAAACTACTTGGTCCTGAATGGCGAGCTTTACTTCGGCAACAGATTCTTTGGCTTTACGTTGTGATTCTGCTTGCACAGCACGAAACACAGTCTTATTGGCTGCGGACTTCTCTGCTCGTGTGGGACGACCGTCGTGCGTTTTTGCCGGCACCTTAGCAGCAGGCGCGGTGGCCTTAGACTGCTTCTTAGATGCCATGCGGTTATATCTCCTGGGACTTAAAGCAAGGAAGGGCCGCGAACCACGTTGTGCGGTCAGCAGCCCCTCTGGACGTCCGTCTACTTGCACTCTTCTTCAGAGCAGGCAGCTATTAGGTGTTCTTACTGGTCAACTCGTACTACTTATCGAGTGACACCCTGGTCGCTGCTAACCACGCTCAATGTCGTGCGGCCTCCGTAGAGTGCCGCCGATGTAACTGTTTCCGTTATGGGTGCCAATGGCATGCTCACTCTAAAGTAAGCTGAACGGTCGTCGTTACTCACGAGAACTTTGCCGCACTCACTGCGGCTGCCCTATCCGGAGAGCGCGGAGGAAGGGTGCTCGATAACCCCGAGTCCAGGACATGCACACTCAAAGAGTGTCTCTCAACAGTTTGGTCAAAGAACGTGAGTACATCTATCTGGGTAACGTGGTGGTCCAGCCTAGATGGCTCGATTGCCCATAGCTTCTGAGCAATATGGTCGGTGAAGAAGGATTTGAACCTCCGGCATCTAGCTCCCAAAGCTAGCGCGCCATTCACCGTAATCTTTAGGGCACTCGCGGGCTAACTGGTAATTTGCGCGGTTTTCATGTTCCGCCGTTCCCTGCCGCTAAACGCACCCTACATATATTATAGGCTAACTAGCTTGTTCCGACATCATGCTGCGGTAGGAGTACACCACCATCAACTCCTCGGCCGTGAGCTTCTCATCGAACAGCACGGTGCCTACCTTGCCGGCCCAACAAGCATGGACGTACTCTTCAAGCTTCTTCAAGCTCTCTATCAAATCCATCGCCATACCTCGATCGCTAACCAAACCGCCCATGCCGCCATCCACCACGCGGTGCACCCAACCACCAGCGCCGAACCCCACACTACAATGGACCGTATCACTTCGCAGCCAATTTCTTAGCTGCATTTGCGCGACGCGTTTCCCAAATCTTTGCGGATAAAGCTGCTCTGTCTTCTGCCGAACGTGCTGCCCAACCACGTTTAGAAGCTTCGGAACACTTAGCAACAAACTCTGGGCTTTCAAACTTGGACATCAAGAGTTCACGTTTTGTGGCCCACATAGACTTAGACTGTTTACTGACTAAGCTACGTCTACGTGGTGATCGCACCTCTTCCAGATGCGCAGCTTTCTTTACGGGATCCTTAAACCGCTCTTTACATGCTGCGCTTACTGAGTCACGAAACTCTTTACTAGCGAAGAGTACGGTTTTCTTTGCTCGGTAGTCTGGATCTGCCCACACAGCTTTCTGTTTCTTAGAAAGAAGTTTTAATGATCTCTTTGAAAACTGCATTCCACCACAACCACCAGTGGTGAGATTGTAGCCGTGACCATTGTCGATGAACGTGTCAAGCTTCGCGATGTAAAATTCTTCTTTCTCATTCAACAGCGAAACAGGCCCACGCCAAACAACTGATTTCTCAAACGCTTCCCACCCATACAAACGCATCGCATTATACAGCGGATGCTTTATCTTCTTCACAAACGCAGCACATTTGTGCCCACGCCAACGAACGAGTTCATTTACTCGTTCATGCTGCCCTACGTAACCCTTACCATTTACAGTACAATGAAAGTAGTATATGAGACCTTGCTGTTCATTCTTCATACGTACTCCTGCACTATACAGTTCTTGGAAGTCCCCAAATTCTTAAACCATTTACAGGCTTGCCATTCCAATCAGAGCATGGCACAGGTTGCCAAACCGAACCGACGTTCACCGATACGATGTACGTACTGCATTCAACCGCCGTATTCATACCGCCCACTTGCCGATGCGTCTCTGCTTTGATCAACGTCTCAGCGTCACGTTTCGATATGTGCCGATGATGCTTACACGTTGGCCAGATACCGTAATGTTCCATACGTCCAGCTTCTTCTAACGATAGCACGCAGTAATTCAAGGGATAGCTACGCCTCAGGATGAACTCGGGCTGTTAGGACTCGGGGTATACCGCCCGGTCACGGTATCTAAGATCGAGCCGCCCTGGCTCCATCTAGACCACTCTCTAAGCAAACCACCCTACCCACTCTTCTATCCTTGTTGTTGATCTAATTCTAAACTAACCAGCGACGTAGCGGGGAGCTAAAGTGACCGTCTGCTACCGCTACAATTGCGACGAATCATATCTAACGCAGAATGTGCCACTGGCTAACTATTTCTCCATTCCGCTGTAGACCGCTAACTTTGATGGTGGTAGATAACCCACGCAGAATGTGCCACTCGCTGGCTTGCTAACTATTTATTACTTATATTTAAACCAAGTAGAATAGGGTGAGTATATATATATGCCAACTAAGTACTATAGCAGGGAGTGAGAGCGAATTGTAGCGGAATTGTTAGCGGGACCTAACCACCAGCTTTAACAACTACATAGCGAAAAAGCCGCTAACTTCCAATTGTAGCGGTTTACTCTTGCGGCCGCTTTGACCTTAAAACCTAGTCACGCTTCTACATAAAATATATACTTGCGTTAACACTAATTGGAATCGGAGGACGACCAATATATGGCGCGACGCGTTATGCGTGCCTTCACTTTATCGCCTGAGACGTCAGCCGCTTTGGACAGACTACTGTCCGATCCGCCTGAGCGCGAAGTACTCAGCCGTCTGTTGCAAGCACCAAGTACCGTAGATCTAGACAAGCATTTCCTGTCTACGCAAGACTACGAGTACCTTTACACACTACTGCCGCCAGTAACTCCAGGCGCTGACATGAAGAGCATTAAACGCTGGCCGACTCTTAATGGGTTCGACACACATCTATCGCGGTGCAGTGAATTCGACCGCTTTCTGACGAAGCGCGTCTTACTGCAAATGAACCAGCGTATACGCATCAACAAGCGTAGCGTTAAGACTCCTTCAATCAACGTAAGTCGTATTGTGGATGCGCTGCTATTACCAGCTATCAACAAGTTGTACGAAAGGGCTCGCCAGAGTGAAGCTGCTCCAAGCAAGAGAACTGATGCTAAAGAAGGCCGCAACAAGTTGTCTGTCTCCAGCCGACGTAAAGGCGTTGCAGTTTGATCCGTACCCAGAGGGCCACGAACTAGACATCTATCCAGCCGGGTTGGCCGGATTCAAGATACCGTACTTCACGCTGGACGGCAAGGTAGATACGAGCGTGTATCGTTTCCGTTTGCTACAGAGCAAGCCCAGTAAAGGCTGGAAGTCTGTTACCGAAGAAGCGGAGAAGCCAAGACGCTACACCCAACCACAAGGCACCCAGTGCGGAGTGTATCTCTCGCCCATATTAAAGAATATGGATGGCGCGCCACTGACCTGGAAGGAAGTGGCCAGGAATACAAAGATACCCATCGTCATAACCGAAGGTGAGCTCAAAGCTGCTTGCGCCTGTAAGCTGGGCTTCCCAACTATAGGATTGGGTGGCGTCTACAACTGGCGCTCGTCAAAGCAAGGATTTGATTTACTACCCATTCTGGAGAAGTTTGATTGGCACGACCGCAATATCTACATCGCGTTTGACAGTGACACGAAGACCAATCCAATGGTGCGTATGGCGGCTTCACGCTTGGCCTGGACACTAGGAGTGCGTAGCGGTCTGGTTAATATGATGGAATTACCGGAGGGCGAAGAAGCCAAGAAGCAGGGTCTGGACGACCTAATCTTCTCGAAGGCGACCACCGGAGGGCGAAGTGCTAAGAATCTGAGCACGCTAACACCAGACGCGCAGATATTGGCGGTTGATGCTGCTGACTTCACGGCAGGTGTTGAAGTAGTCGGCGAGCTTGTCGTGAACAGTAAGAGCATCGGCCCGGGAAAAGAGCTGCACCGGCTCAACAGCGAGGTAGGGTTGGTACGTAAAACCAACGAGATCGTGGAAATTCTCACTGGTAATGTATACACCCCAGCCGCGTTCACGGAATCATTGTACAAGAATCGCACGTACACTGATAATACAGAGACAGAGAACGCACGCATGCAGCGTAAGTTCGCGGCTAAGGAATGGCTGGCCATTGAAGAACGCACGGAGTTCAGCGAGTTTGCGTACGACCCAAGCTGTAATCGCATCGTCACTGATAGCGGCGCGTACAATACGTGGTATCCGCAACGCTGGGCTATTGAGCCATCCAAGCATCTACGTGACTCAGTCACTGGGGCTAAGAAGTTGGTATCGATAGCACCGTGGGAGACACTATTCAACCACGTATTCCAAACCCTTACAGATGAGCAACGCCAATGGATGAAGTGTTGGTTAGCGTACCCCATTCAGTTCCCGGGCACCAAGTTATTCACAGCCATATTGGTTTGGGGCCGTACCACCGGCACCGGCAAGTCGCGCATCGGTGAGACGATGAAGACCATCTACGGCAAGAATTACACCATGATCAACAACGCCCATTTGACAGCCAATTTCAACGAGTGGGCAGAGAATAAGCAATTCATCGTGGGCGATGAGATTTCGTTGGGCGATAAGCGTGGTGTAGCCAATACCTTGAAGGGCATGATTACCGGTACGACCATTCGGTTGAACATCAAGAATCGCAAGAGCTACGACATAACAGATTGCATCAATTACTACTTTAGCAGTAACCATGAAGACGCCATGTACCTGGAGAATCACGATCGGCGGTACTTCATCGTACACGCCGACATTGAGCGGCTTCCAGGGTCGTTCTACACCGATTACATGCAATGGCTGGACCACGAAGGGGGGGCCGCGCGGCTGTTCCATTATCTGAAGTACGAAGTGAACGTTGACGCACACGAACTGGTTGTTTCGGCCGACACGCCTGGAGCCGTGCGCAGAGGTAACAGTTGGGTGAAGGAAGTAGCGGCTTTCAATCCCAAGGGCGAAGCTCCTGTTACCACTGCCAAGCTCGAGATGATGGCTAGTGGGCGGTCCGACGTGGAGGATTGGGCGTTCGGCTTGAAGGCTGATCCCGATAAGCAATTAGGTGCCGGGCCTAAGCGGGTGTACGACCTGTACACGACAAAAGAATTGTTGGCCTTTTACGATAAAGGCGATGGTAAGGTTAAGTCTAACGGCATGGCGCGCGCGTTGAATGCGGCTGGTGTGTTCAAGTGTGCCAACGGATCAAATCATGTGCAGATAGCTGGTAGCCGTGACGTCGTTTACGCGGTGCGCAACGTCGACAAGTACAAACGGTCAGGACCAGCAGAGATATCGAAGGCTTACGCGTTTGAACGTCGTAACGAGTTCGTTCCACCATCTGAGCGAGTCGGCAAGAGTGAGAAGTTCGTGTCCTCGACGGCCAAGGCGCGCTTGAATTAGAGGCTGGGTTGCTCGGCCCGCGCTGTAATTTTACGAAATTCCTCAGGAAATCGGTAGGGGTTATAATCAATACAGAGGTACAAGAGAATGGCTGCTAAGAAAAGAGAACTGACCGCGCCACAGCAGATGTGGGTGGACGCGCTGACTAGCGGGAAATACAGATGGGCCACGGACAGTCTACAGTCCGACGACGGCAAGAGGCAGTATTGCTGTCTTGGCGTGGCGTGTGTGGTGGCCGAGCAGCAGGGCGTTCACGTCAAGCGCACTGACGGTCGCATCGACGGCACATCGCTGGAGGACCAACACGCTGTGCGGAAGTGGCTGGGGCTGCGCACCGACACAGGCGACTTTTCCGACTACGACAGTTTGACGGAGTATAACGACGAGTCGAAGCGCAACCCGTTCAAGAAGATCGCGGCGCTGATCGTGGAGAGATCGGACGTGTTGTTCGTGGCGCAGCGGAAGAGGGCGGTGAAGAGATGACAGAAATGACGCCGTTGCACGAGTATCGCCTGAATGGCAAGAAGGTCTCTAAGAAGAAGCACGACCAGGTCGTGGACACCATCGTTGCAAAATACGGCAAGAGCCCGGACAGCACCAGTCAGCAGCTGTTTTCTGTGCCGTATGGCCTCGGACGCGGCGTGCGCGCGCTCGACGTGCAGGCCGTGTTCGGCAAGGGCAGGTTGACGCCCAGCGAGCGCGCCATTACGGCTGCGATATTGGCATTCGTGCGTGCCGGTGAGACCGGGCCGAAGAGCGGAGATGCGGCGATCCTGCCATTCATCATGCATTACTGTCTGGTGAATGGTCTGTCATACACGCTTCATTCCATGGTCGCTTCGGGACACAAGAAGCGCGCCTGGAAGCTGGTGCTGGAGGTTGCCAAGTGAAGACGCCGACGCGCTGGAACCCCAATAGATTGTCGTTTCTGCCCGGAGAAATGCGCCCTTCCAAACACGGCGAGTACGTGCGGTGGGAGGACTACGAGGCTTTGCTGAAGAAACTGAAGAAACTGAAGGAACTGAAGAAACTGAAGGAGGCGAGAGGAGAGCACCATGGCAACTGAGTTGACAGAACCGCAGAAGCTGTGGGTGGCCGCGTTGCGTAGCGGCGAGTATGGGTGGGCGAAGTCCACGTTGCAGATGGAGGGCGACAGGTATTGCTGCCTTGGCGTGGCGTGCGTCGTGGCCGAGAAGCACGGCGTGACTGTCCACCGCGTCAGTATCGACGGTGCCGACTTTCTGAAGGGCGGCGCGCTGGAGGATCAGCCCGAGGTAATGGATTGGTTGGGGCTGCGCGACGACAACGGTGCCTTCACGGTGCCACTGACGAACCCGGTCGCGGATATGGGGTGCGTAGTGGGTCTGGACCGTTCGCGCGTGCTGCTGACGTACACGAACGATCAGTCGCCGGAAGTGCCCTTCTCCAAGATCGCGGACATCATTGAGACCAGGCCCGAGGGCTTGTTCGTCGACCCACCAGTCGCCGGGATTCAGGACGAAGTCATGCTGGTCGAGGACTCTACAGCGCCGAAGTCGTTGGAGCAGGCCATGACGGAGCAGCCGGAGTTCCTGACCCTGGAGGATCTGATTGATGCGCCACCGGCCAGCCTCGTACGGCCCACGGAGGACATAGAGTGATGAAGCAGACCTACGCAATACTTCGCTGCCACGCCGAGGGCGAAGAGTATCGTATTGTGCAGGACGGCTACCCCACACGCGCCGTCGCGCTACGAGCGGCCAAGGCGATGAAGATTGCGGCTACGAAGCTCGGCGGCAGCTGGGCCGACCGGTTCTTTGTCTGTATTCTGGAGGCGGTATGAACGTCGAGGACCTTGCCCGGCTGGCGCGCAGATCTGGCAGTACATGCAGGACGTCGAGGACAGCGGCGAGTGCAAGCCCGACAGCGAGATAAGGGCGGAGAGCGTGCCGGCAACTCCGGCGAGGTTGAGGTTGTGATGGAGCAGGGCGCGAGGCACCACATGGCAGAGTGGAGTGCACAGCAAGTGCAAAAGGTAGAAGCAAAGTTGATTCAGAAGGCCCGGGAGCATGGCGCCATACTCTCGTTCGAGAAGCCCAAGAAGCTGCGGCCCACGACCGAGCACGCCGAGGAGTATCAGTCCGACACCAATATAGCCGGAACCTACGTGCCGAATATGTCCGAGGCCGACAAGCTGAAGTGGAAGGCCAAGCGCGTGAAGAGCGGGGACGATCCGCGCGTCGAGATTCGCAAGACGCTTAGCGGCGCTGCTGGGTTGTACGCGCAGGTGCTGCTGGTTGTGCGAAAGGACAGCGTGGTGATGTCGGCCAACGGCAAGATGGGATTCTCCAACCTGGATTGGATGAACCTGCTGGAAGCCGTGGCCGAGGCGCACGTGGCGCTCCACGAGAAGGAGGCGGTATGAGAAGAGCGGACATCTTGTTCTTTACGTCGGTGTTCTTGATGGTCGGCGGCATTGTCGAGGAATCGATGGGCCGCGTTTGGCTGGACGACTTGCTCGTGGCGATTCTGTTCGCACTGTTCGGCATCGCGCAGCTTATCCACAATGCGTCGTGTGGCACCCAGGTCAGCCATCAGGTGGCCATCACGGTACCAAGGAAGGAGGAGGAGAAGTGAGAGCCCGAGGCAAGCGCCTGGAAGATATCGACCCGGTATGGCTGTGCTGCGACGCCATGCGCGCGGAAGGCAAGCAGTACGAGTGCCAGGTGATGGAGCTGGAGGGACCGCCACTCGAGGTGCGAGGCATCTGCAAGTACTGTGGCGTGGAGAAGGTCGGCATAGCCTACAGGATCGTCGGCGAGCCTCGCGGATCATTCATCTTCACCATTGACATAGAGGAGGGAACGTGAAGCGCTGCGCCACGTGCGGTCAACCACTGTACTACGACGGCAAGCGGTGGTGGCACATGTATAATGGTTATATAGGCCAGGCAACACTGAATCAGTATTTGACGGCGGCTGGACTTCGCTGCTTTGGGAAGGGGAGGCCGTGAAGAAGGCATTCCAGGCCAAGCACATCGATGACAAGGCAGTCATCAAGGTGATGGTGATCCTTTGTGAAAAGAATCAGCGACGGTCGCCAGACAACCCGTACTTCGCAGTTTGCAGCCGCTGGGAGGTTGTAGATGCATTTGCGCCCATACCGTGGAAGCTGATTCAGGCCAAGCTCACGGCTCTGCACCGAAAGGGATTTATCACGGACGGCTGCGTCGGGTGCACGTGCTCCACCGGCTTCAAGGTCGGCGACGCCGGAATGGCGCTATTGGAACAGCCGCCTGAGTAGCTGGCGGGAGTCAGCGAGAAGGTTTGCAGAAGAACTGGAGGATGAGGAATGTTGATTACATATCGAATGTGGATGGTGCTCTTTTGGAGCTCGACAGCAATCCCTCTAGAGCTACTTATGTTCTGGGCGTGGTATTGGCTAGAGCCAAAATTAGAAGCTAGAAAGCGACGCGGTTATAGGATCGGAAACGCCTTTGATAGTCCAAGATAGGCCCCCACCGACCAAAGTAGCTGGCAGGAGTCGTACCTGCAATTTCTGTTGGAGCAAGAGGAGGAACTTTCGTGAGTGTTACCCGAGATGAAGTAAGGCACGGGAATACGCTGTTGATCCCAGTGAAGGGTCATGGTATGCAGAAGGTGATGCTGGGAGACGTGAGCAATGGCGTAGCCCTCTACGTTCTCCTCGACATTGAGGATAGTGATTTCTTTACTTTGCCGGTTGAGGAAATAATGCAGCACGCAGAGCCATCTAAGGAGACCCCATGAAGGCAATAGCACTCTTGATGTTTAGCGTGGCACTCACGGCGGGATGCCAAACCGTAGAGGATGACACGTTGTCTGTAGTGAACGCTCGTAAAGCTGAGTATGTTCGCACCCACGATTGCAAAAAGATCGAGTATATTCCTGCCTCTGATACGATGAGCTTGGACGGCAAGGTCGTGCCCGATACGGGATTTTGGGTCTGGGAATGCAAAGGCATCGGAAACCAAATCTACGTGCACGACACGCCATACCCACCCAAGCCAGCAGCCCCAAAGCACTAACCCCAGCTACGACAAAGGAATGGAGAGACCATGAGCGAGAAGATTTGGATAGCGAAGGACGGATTTCCCGTTGAACACATCGAGGGACGTTGGTTTACCAACTGGCTGTGCGACCTGATCCACGGTCGAGAATTGATGACGCGGGACGAATGGAATGAGGAGCAGCACAGGCGTCGAGTTGCGAGTGCACTAATGGGCGGATCATCCACGCGCCTTCCTTGAACCCCCCGTAGCAAAGAACTGATGCGCTACTGCGTGAAATGAGGAAATGAAATGAGTCTCGGGACCGAGCCGGTGATTACGGTGAATGGCGTTACGCTTAGCACGGCTGAAGCTATGACGATGCGGGTTGCGCTTGGATCGTTCCTCATCTCCCTTCAGGAAGGACTGGGAGACGATGAGACCGGGAAATCCATCACTCGTGGGTACAAACGGTGCGCGGATAATATCCACCAATTTATGTTTCGCACACCACCTGAACCAACACCTAAGCATTAGGGGCGTTAGCCCTTGGAGGAGAGAGATGGCAAATGAAGAGTTTCATGGATTGAGTGTTGATCTCACGAATTGCTTGGCGCAACGCAACCGAGAACTTGCTGAGGCGAAGAAAGCTATCGGAGCTTTGATTGTCACTACGGTATTGCCGAAAGCCGATAAACAAAGAGCCCTAGTTCAAGGACGCGACTGGCTAAAACGCTACAACGATCGAATGCATCCCCCTCGGTTTGCACCTGAAGCAAAGTAGTCCCACCACACCATAAGGAGCAGAGATGGCAGACGTAGAAGAGATGAAGGAATTGTGCGAGTGCGGCTGCCAGAAGGGTTGGCATAGTTTGTCGTCGCAGGAATGGTTGCCATCAAAGTCAGGCTGCCTCTCAGGATCAAGGTGCGGCTGCACTAAATTCAAGGCCAAGCTCCCAGCAGATGCTAGCCCCTCAGAGCCGCAGGATGCGTGCGAAGGCGGCAAGTGCTGGCTCAACCCTGAAAGCGGATGGCTTGAAGCATGTACGAAGCACGAAGGGGTGTTCATGGACAAGATGATGGAGAAAGAGGCAGCCCCAACAGCAGCAGGGAGCGAGGAGCCGAAGCCGCTCAAGTTCAACCTTGAGAATCCAGGAGAGATGATTGCCGCGTCTGGAGCGGTGAAAGCATTACATGACGCTGGATATAGGGCGGCTCCTGTGGCATCCCAAGCCCCAGCCCCGAAGCGGCCTGAGGCTATCAAAGATGCTGGATTGGGAAAGAAGTATTGGGCACACGAAGCCGACGCCTACATGGATTATCAAGAAGGTCTAGCGAAGCGTCTTTATGTCGCCCTCAACGCGATGAAGATGTACGCAGACGAGGAGCATAAAGGTCTAAAGATAGCCGACGATGTTCTTAGGGAGTACGAGGCCAACCATGAATAAGCCCCTCACCCCGACACCGAAAACAGAAGCGGAAGTCATTGCTGGCATGGACGATAGTGACCTACTGCTTGCGGTAATAACTGGTTTTCCTTTCTGCCTTCTGTTTGAAATGGGGCGGTTCGCATTAGCTTGCCGGGAAGAATGGAGTAAGAGACGGAGAAAACCGAATGAATAAGACCCTAGCTGTTGCAGATTCTTGGCACCGCCAACGAGCACATCTACGGTGTGTGGCACGACGCGCGTGGAGGAAGACAATGAAAGAAATTAAAACGACGCATGTAAAGAGGATACCATGACACTGCTACTGCACGGCGCGCTCCTACTCGGGCTATCCACGCAACCCAACAATCATCACGACCCGTTCTGGAGCTACGACCCGTCGGCCAACGAACTGGAGTATTGGATCGCCCCGGCTGGCGAGGCATACCATACGTGCGGCTTCGTGTCGGCGTACCACGGCATGTTTATGGCCGACGCGCTATATAGCGGAGGCGCGAAGGACTCGGTTTCGAGGGAGTTCAACGTCGTGGACAAGGCGGAGGAGTTCGTGGAGTACCAGTGCGACGCGAGGAGGGACTGATGAGCGAAGTTGTCGTGAGAGTGGACAAACCAAAGCAACGATGTGTGAACGCCAGAGGCCTGATATTTGTAGATGGACGCGACGCGCCGTGCCAAAGACGCTTGTCGGTGAGTTGTTTCTGGATGCTGCGCTACAAGAGGACGCAAGGAATGGCTACGTGCCGTGGATCGAGGAGAAGTGATGGCGAAACTAGGAATGCGCGGCATTGTGGAAGCGAAGGTAACGATGGAAATTACGGAAGCTGAGGCCGGCGCGCTGGACGCACTGGTCGGATACGGCTTCGAGCCGTTCAAGAAGGTGTTCTACGAGAAGCTGGGCGCGGCGTACATGGAGCCGTACGAGGCCGGTCTGAAGTCACTGTTCGAGTCCGTGCGCGGAGGAGAGGCCGGCGTCAGCGGCTTCTTGCAGCGCGCCAAAGCCGCTCGGGCGGTGATGAACGGCACTTTGGAGGCGAGGAAATGAGCAAATGGGCAACAAGGAACTTGCCGCGACCGAATGCGTTCATCCAGTGGAAGGGTACCAATGTCTGCATGGACGTGTACTGCATTTGCGGCGAGCAATTCCACATAGACGCTGATTTCGCATATGCTGTTCGCTGTTGCCACTGCGGCAGAACGTATGAGATGTCGGCCATGATCGAGATGCGAGAGTTGAAGGATGGCGAGGTCTGGAAAGGCTGCGCGCCGAGGGAGGATAAGGGATGACATTTGAGATGCTTTGCTGGGGCGAGAACACCGAGCTCCGGTTGCTGGACGAGATAGGCTGCTGCAGGCAGGTATGGGTGAAAACCGTTCCGGCGGTCTTCACGGTGGCCGTGGAGTTTCCTGTCAACGCCAAGGTGCTGTTCTGGGCCATGGTACTGCGCAGCGAACCGCCTTACATCGGCGGTGTGTGGGCGCACATGCATCCGTACACTGTCGGCCGCGAACTGCTGCTTGTCGAGGCCAGGAAGGAGCTAGAGAATGCCGGAGTCAAAGCGTGACCTTTGGATCGTGGAGTTGCAACGCGAAGAAGGAGAAGCGGTGCTGTCCGTGTTGGACACTCACCAGAAGGCGCACGGCTGGTACGACCACACTTGCGCTCTTTGCAGGGCGCGGTCTCGCGTATCTATTGGGCGCGACTACACCGCGCTGCAAGGGCTGACGCCCGAGGCGAAGAAGCAGGTAAAGGAGGAGTTGGAATGGCCGACCTAAGTAGGAGAGGCTTCATCGGCCTGTTCGCGGCCTCCACCACGGCGTACTTCCTACCGCCGCTGCGTGGCTGGACGACCGCGCCGTCTGGGCTCGTCTTCCTGGAAACAAAGCTAGAAGTGCTGAGCGAGCGTTTGTGCATGCCGTTGGGTTACGTATACACGCTGAACAGTCTTACGAGAATGCTTGGAGAATCAGATACAGAGCTTAGAAGGAGGCACCATGAAGCAATTGACGGAAGAGCAGATTGAGGCGGCAGCGAAGGCGGCGTACGAGGTTTGGCATGGCATGGCATACCTGTCTAAGTGCCCTTGGAGTGAAAACAATGCTGAGTTTAAAGAACGGTGGTACGTGCGGGTTCGGGCCACGGTGCCGTTCCTGCAGCTGCCGTGGGAGGACATCACGGAAGTAGAGCGGTCTAACTGGCTGAGCTACCTGCGTAGAAAGGCGGTGTACGATGTAGATTGGGAGGATCTTGGCAGGCTGCTGAACGGATTCATAACCGACCGCAACAACAAGCTGCTGCCCAAGAAGCCAAACCCAGTGGTGCGGCAGATCGCGGAGCGGCTGGCAGGGCAGGTGCTGTCGGAGGACGCTGCCAAGACGCTGCACGAGCTCATCACTGCGAGGACGCGATGAGGCCGGCAAGGACGTGGCTGATCACGGACACGCACTTCAACCACGACATGCTGGTGCGCGAGGGTCATAGACCGGCCGACTTCCAGGAGCGGGTGATTGCCAATTGGCGCAAACTGGTAAGCCTTGAAGACCTTGTATTCCACCTTGGAGACGTCATACTGGGCAAGAACGGAACGTTGTTCAACATTTTGGTGCATCTGCCTGGCAAGAAGGTGCTTGTGCGAGGCAACCATGACCACGAGTCGAATGGCTGGTACATGCGGAACGGCTTCCAGTTCGTCGCGCAGGGCATCCTGCATGGCGGAGTCTGGCTGACGCACGCGCCGCAGGTCACGCTGCCCGACGGGGCGGTGCTGAACGTGCACGGCCACCTGCACACGCTGGAACTCGAACTACCGAAGCATTGCAAGCTGTTGTCATTGGAGCGCGAGAACTACGCACCGGTCGAATTCAATTCGTTCGTGGGATTCAGTCCCATGACGCGCAAGCTGCTGGGAACCACGGACGAAGAAGGAGATACCGATTGATGGACTTCTTGTTCGACCATCCGATCGTCGTGTTGACGGCGTTCATCTTCAGCCTGCTGACGGTGGCCAACATCTGGAGCAATTTCTGCGACTTGATGGTGAAGCTGCGCTGGGAAGGAGCCGCCAATGCCAAGCTCGACAAGAAAGACGACGACCAAGCCGGTACTGCCTAAGCTTCCGAGCGTCTGCACCGCGTGCTCGGGCACCGGCGTGGTCACCTGCGCCCAGTTCGAGCAGATCGTCAAGAAGCACTGCCTGTTCTGCGGCGGGAAGGGTACGAGGTTATGAGTGACGTGTTAAAGGAGCTTGTGCCGGAGGAGCGCGTGTTGGAGCTGATTGAGGCTTCGGAAGCGTACCCCGGTTATACCAAAGTGATAGACGCCAGCGCCGCTTACAATGACGTGGCCATGCTTCTACACGAACTGCTAGAGCGACGTAAGGAGGCCGTAAAATGAGGATCGAGGCCGTCGAAGAGGCGAAGGTCGCCGCGAGAAGGTTTCTCACACTCGCAGACATGTTAACTTACAGAACAGGCGGCGACGCAAACTGGGTGGATTCATCGCCGAAGCTCACCGGAGCGCTGCGGCGCGCGTCCATGGACCTTACGCGAGCGCTGGCGGAAATGAGGAAACTGTGATTATGCCTCTGGTCGTAGTCGTTGTCGCGCTGGCGGCGGTTGGCGTATTTGCCGTCGTGGCGTTCGTAATGTTGCTGTTCGCGGTCTTGATCGCGTCGAAGTGGGCTGGGTGGGATGATTGACCCTGGAAGCGCCTAGCTTATAATTAATTCACTAAGCAACCAGACAAGGAGAACCATGAAGAACATTCAGTACATCGAGCGCGCAGAAAGCACCAATCGCACTTGTGCAGTCTGTACCTCGTCAGCCATTCGCTTCGGTTACACGCAAAGTAAAGCCAGTAAGAAGCCTAACCCTTCCGCTCGTACGCCACTTTGTCTGGCACACGCTGTCACTGGACCCGTAGCGGTCTAGCCACCAAGCAAGGAGCAGCGGTATGAGAAACGAGCTGTATGAGCCGTACAAGATCGGCGCGGATTGGTACTTCGACTGCAGGGCCGGAAGGCGCGGACCGTTCGTGTCGGAGCAGCGTTGCGTAGAAGCGGCAGCGAGCAGGCAGGAAGCGGAGGAGATGGCGTGACTATCCCAGAGTATTGCGCCGAGGAGGTGTGGCGACAGGGGCACAACCTCGGCGAACTGGACGGCGTGGAGCGCGTCGGCTGGATGCTGGACGCCTGGAGCTACATGATATACACCGGGCGGCACGCTAGGACGCTGCTGACGGAGGACGTCGTCGCGCTGGGCACACGCGTCGAGCGCTACAAGAACCGTCGCGGGCTGAGGACGTGCGAGGTGCGGGTGGGAAACTCCATTCCGCCGCGCGCCGTGGACGTTCCGAACCTGCTCGCGGACCTGCTGGCGCGGCAAGCGGAGCTCGCCCCGCTCGACTTCTACCGCCAGTTCGAGCTCATCCACCCGTTCGAGGACGGCAACGGGCGCGTGGGCAAGGTGCTGCTGAACTGGAAGAACGGCACTTTGCTTAACGATCCCATATTCCCTCCGGGCGACTTCTGGGGGACGACGATCTTGAATCCGTAGCACCAGGAACCAAGGTGCTTGTCCATCACGCAGGTCAAACCAAGTCAAGGAGACACAATGAATTTGAAGCACGCAGTACTCGCAGCAATGCTCGTAGCGCCGGTAGCATTCGCCCAAGCGGTAAAGCAGCCTAACGAACTGCAGAGCAGCAAGATTCAGCTCGCCATCAAGGACTATCAGCTGGCGCAGAAAGACCAGCAGATGCTGAAACAAGCTGAGGCG